ATATAGAAGATTGGTCGGCAAAACCAATCACATCCTCCACATCACGCCCCATAAACAGGGCTCCACAATTAATTTTCTTTTGTTGCACGCCGTTAACGAACAGGGTGGAGTTTATTTCTCCCTTCTCGGCATGAACCATTGTTTTTTCCTTATTCAGAATTAAACCCACACGTTCACCGTGGTCTATAATTCCCTGCAACAGTCCCGGGACTGACAAATCCCGGATCAACAAGTCATCGCCGTTAATGAGACAACGATGTGAGCGCCACTCCTCGGCACTTAGCTTCCCTTCGATCAGGAGATCGTTGTGGGCTAGGTCGACAACCGTCTTATTTATAAGACAAAGTAACGGGAAGCTCATCAAGCTACCCATTGGTTGACCCCTGGTCACCTGCTTTCCGTCTATGCGCAAGCAACCGAGTACCCGAAGTGCTGCCACTTCGTCCTCATTTAACCCTTCTCCTTTGTCGATTAATACCTCGACGGCGGCTCGCGTATATGCGGATTTTATCAAATCAGTCGCAGATCGGTAATCTACGCTTATATACGCGCCGCCGTTCAACGAGGCCACTTTCTCATCGGTTGGGCTACCGACAAGAAGCCATCCCTTCTTCTTAAGGGTGCCATAAAGGGAGCGATGAAGGGGGTAGAGAATTTGATTGTTTCTCTCGCTAAAGAGCGTAACAATCCTGGGCTTCCCCGCGGAGACAACAGATTGGACCTCACAATCCTCACTGAACTCTCCCGGGATCCACGTCCCCCCCTCTCGCCTCGTCACTCCCTGGCATGCGTGCCCGTTCGGGATATACGGGTACTTTCCTCGGTTCCACCCAGATTCGACATTTCTACCGAACTGAGCTGCGAATTGGGAGAGGTGGTCACCATCCACCTTAACATCCCCGAACCTTTCTTCTTTCCATTTTATTTCCTTTGTCAGACCAACGGTATCTTCACACCATTGGCAAAAACTCTTTTCAAGCTTTTGGCAAGTTTTGACCGAAAGTTCCTCGACTTCGTTAAGTTCATCGAAGCAGGACCGGATAGCGGAACGAAGATGACCGCATTCAATCCGGGAAGGGAGAGCACGAGCCCTCTTCAACCTGAGTTCTTTGTACAAAAAACGCAAACAGGTCCGCGCCTTCCCCCTAAGGCGCGACGCAAATTGACACTCGGAGACGATTTTCTCTGAGTCCATACTCACGGGTATGGGCACGTCGATTTGTTTCTCTTCTCGATCGGAGCCGACACTCCGGGACTCACCTTTAACGTCAAAAACGCCGCATTGTCCCTTACGACGTAGACGCTGTCTATTTCTTCTCCTCGAAAAAAACTCAGCTCGTAAGCTGCCAAAGGAACGAAGTGTCACCTCCCCGGAGGGGAACAAACAAAGCGGTGGTTGAGTAGCGGTGTACATCATTATTTTCCTTGTGCGATTTCAATTTCCTTTTATAGACATGAGCACCTCTCGGTGCGGTCTTTCTCAGAGAGTTGGAGAGGAAGGGGCGAATGGAAATCACCATGTCACAGGAAGATCCCCTAGGTTACCCATGATCGGCAGGATGGACTACTAAATCCACCATCAAGCTTCCTGAAGACCCCAACATCGCCCGGCCGCCTGTTTCACAAGGCGTCCCCCGCTCTCCCTCTGAAGGAGTTGCCCACCACCACACATACATAGAATGCCGGTACTCTACAAGTGCGGCGGGTGTTACCAAAAG